GAGGGGTGAGCAGTGGCAAGAATTACCGCAAAAGAACGAAAGTTGGCAGCGACCCTGCGTGACCCTGTCCTCTGGGGGCAGGCCTATCTCAGGAACAGGGATGGCTCACCCCGTGACTACTGGGAGCACCAGGTTGAGGATCTTCATTGTCCAGATAAGAACATCATTCATCTGGATGGAAGAGATTGTGGAAAAAGTATTTCCATCTCCACAGATGCCCTCCATTTTGCCTTTACCAATCGCGGTGGCAAGGGGCTTATCGTTGCCCCGCACCAGGGTCAGTTGGATACCATCATTGAGGAAATAGAATTTCAGCTTGAGAATAATCAGGACCTGATGAGCTCTATTGCCATCACTAAATTTGGCAAACCAAAGATCCTCCGTAAACCTTATTTTCGGGTGGAATTCAGTATTGGCTCGGTGCTCTATTTTAGACCTGCCGGAGCCTATGGCGATGCTTTCCGTTCCTTGCATGTCAGCCGGGTCTGGGTGGATGAAGGAGCTTGGCTCAGTGAAAAGGCGTGGAAGGCCCTGCGCCAATGCCTCAATGTAGATGGTCGCTTACGGATTTACTCAACACCCAATGGCCTGCGCAATACCACCTATTACCGCCTCACCCTTTCAGAACAATTCAAGGTGTTCCGCTGGCCGTCATGGCTTAATCCCAATTGGACAAAAGAGCGTGAAGCTGACTTGCTGGAATTTTACGGTGGACGAGATAGCTCCGGGTGGCAACATGAGGTGGCAGGTGAACATGGCAAGCCATCCTATGGGGCTTTCAATGTTGAGCAACTCAACCTCTGCCGTCAAGAGGTGCTGGAGTATCAGAAAATCATTATTACTGATGCGGAATTGCGGGACTGCGAGACCGAGGATGATGCCTATGACCGACTGGAATTACTCCTAAATATGACACCTCGCACTGGAGTATTCTGGGTGGGTGGTGATTTGGGATATACCAATGATCCCACAGAACTGGTGGTCTTTCAGGAGGTAGAGGTTGCTGACAGGATTATCTTGAAACTCATTCTCCGTATCCACATGGAGCATGTCTCCTATCCCCATATTGCCCAGACCATTGCCCTGTTGGAACGATACTTTACCCCTACAGGTATTGGCGTTGACAATGGCGGTAATGGCTTGGCCGTGGTACAGGAACTCCTCACCCTGGACAAGTATCGAGAGCTGGATATGGAAGGCAGATTAAAAGGCTATGACTTTGGCGGTATGACCCGGCTGGCGATCCGGGATGGCAAGGAAATCAAGAAGCGCACCAAGGAATTAATGACCAGCCTCATCGGTGGAGCCTTGCAAAGAAAGCAGCTGGTTTTCCCTATTGACGATCTGGATATTGAAGATCAGTTCACCACTCAGACTTATACTCTGCGAGATGGCAAGGTCATCTACTCTAAAGGCAATGACCATATCATAGATGCAATCCGTTGTGCCATGCTCAGTCGTGAAGAGGGCAGCATTGCCGAGACCAGCGAGGAGCTTGTCTCTTTGATGCCGGTGCTTACTGAACCGGTCTTTGTTTAAAAAATCTCCGACACATTTTTCCTTCTCCCGGTAGGTAACCTGGCAGATGACTAAGGAGGAAAAATGAGTCAAAAACAAAAAGGAAGTATCAGGCAATCAGGTTGTAATCGTAAATTACAAATCCTGGATCTGTTTTCAGGGATAGGCGGTTTTTCATTGGGGCTTGAAAGGGCCGGAATGGAGACCATTGCGTTTTGTGAAATTGAAAAGTTTCCACGCCGAGTTTTACGAAAACACTGGCCAGATGTGCCTATTTTTAAAGATGTGAGGGAGCTACATGCCAAAGACTTACCAAAAGCAGTTGACGTTATTTGCGGAGGATACCCGTGCCAGCCATTCTCTGTTGCCGGGAAGCGAAGAGGCAAAAAAGATGACCGCCATCTCTGGCCGGAAATGTTTCGACTTGTACGAGAATGTCGGCCAACTTTCGTCATTTGTGAAAATGTTGCTGGTCATGTCACCATGGGTCTCGACACGGTGCTTTCTGACCTGGAAGGAGAAGGCTACACCTGCTGGGCATTTATTATTCCGGCTTGCGCCGTCAACGCCATCCACCGTAGGGACAGGCTCTGGATTGTGGCGCACACCAGAGACTGCTGGGGGTGGGATCGTGAGCAAGAAAGCTCTGGAGAAAATGGTACGTGGCGAGAAGAGAAAGTCGGGTCATGTAATGCAAATGAGATTGCAGGATCAGGTCCGGCATCCAGGACTATGGCCAACCCCCAACACCATGGACACCCTGCCAGCCAGGAGCAAGGAGAAGATAACCAAGATGCACGAAAGGGCAAGGAAAGGCAGGAGCCGACCGAGCAATCTAAGGGAGTTCATATTCCCCCAGTTATGGCCGACTCCGACAGCCCGAGATTACAAGGGGTCACGGAGTGTCAAGGCAATGAAAAAATGCGGTCGGAATCCTCTAACCAACAATTTGCCGGATGCCACCGTTCACACCTCTGTGGATCCGGACAATCATCGTCTGAATGTGGAATTTGTTCGGGAAATGATGGGCTACCCTTATGGCTGGTTGAATGTCTAGCTGAACCAGATGCCTCCCCAGTAATCAGGAAAAGTGATATCCTCAAAAACAACTCGGCCATGATAAAAGCTTTGGGCAATACGATTGTTCCCAAGATTCCTGAAGTAATCGGCCGGGCTATTCTTGCTCAATATTCAAGAACTCGATAAAGGGAAGCAAATGGAAAATATTACTCAAGCCAGCCAGCCCCTAGCTACAGTAGCAGCCCTAGACGGATCGGCTTTTAGCAGTATCAATGCAGATAAGTCAGTTCCAGCCACCTGGGAGGAACGGGCCAGTAAGGCGTGGGATTATTATGTTGAAGAGCCACTGGTCAAAAACTGTATCAACTCATGGCGTACCTTTGCGGTGGGAGATGAGATCAAGATCACCAGCGATGATGAGAATCTGAAAAATGACGCCGTGACCACAGGCGAGCAACTACAGGTAACCAGATTCATCAAGGATATGATTTTGCAACTCTTGGTCAAGGGCGATGCGGTTGGCTTCAAGCGGTATGATAAGGCGGGGCAAGATCTGGAAGAGGTGGTTTGTGTTAATCCAGTGTCGGTGAAGGTCAAATATTCCCAAGGGGAATTGATCGAGGCTAGGCAACAGACTGATGATGGAGGTGCGGATGAAGGAATTGATCTACCAATTGAACAGACCATCCATCTCAAATGGGACTCTCCTGCCTTTTCAGCCCGAGGCAACTCAATGGTGCTTCCAGCTTTCCAATCCATAGAACTCCTGCGTGATTACCGTAAGGCTGAACAGGCTATTGCCAAACGCTGGACCACACCTTTTCGGATGCTCAAGGTGGGTGGTGCCTTTGGACAGAAGATGGTCATGCCGGATCAGAAGATGCTGGAGCAGGTGCGGGATATGGTTAACAAGATGGACATGAAGAGCGGTCTTGTTGTGCCATTCTATGTCTCTGTGGAAACCCATGGCACGGATGGCCAAGTGCTCAATGTTGAGGATAAAGTTAAAGAGGTAAAGGAGGATATTGTGGTGGCCATGGGTTTGTCGAGATCCCTTGTCACCGGCGATGGCCCTAATTTTGCCACTGCCTCGGTGAGTATGCAAAAGATGATGGTCATGATTCGGGAGATCAAGCAGGCCGCTCGCCAGATTCTGAGCTGGATCTTTGATGATTGGCAGCAACTTCAAGGCTATGAAGACAAGAGCCTACAGTTCCTATTCAACGACCTTGATCCCAGTGATGCGGTCGATTTCAAGAAGCTACTTGTTGAACTATACGACCGTAAACTTATAAGTCGCTCCAGCCTGCAACTCAAAATGGATCTGGATCCAGAGATTGAAACAGCCAATCAGGAGAATGAGCGGCTCAATATTAATCTGCTGGATGAAAAGCAGATAAAGCCGGTGGTGGATATGGTTATCGCTGGCATCCTTGATCTTGACCAGGCTAAACAGATATTGGGTATTAGAAATAAGGGTCAAAAGGCTGAAGCCAGTTTGAAAGCTGATACCGAGAGTTGTGGGCGATGTCAGTGGTATAACGATGGGCAGTGTGAACTGAATCATATATCTCGCAGTGCAGATGCCACAGCATGCCGTTTCTTCAATCAGCAGGTTGCGGTCTGATGTCAGATCTTACCCTGAAAATCAGAGCGGCAACCATCAAGGCCCTTGCTGCCCGAAATCGCTATTCAGACAAGGTTACAGCAGACCTGACAAGAGTGTTAAATAAGGCCGAGGAAGATGTCGCCAAGGCTATTCTCAAATATCGTTCTCTCGGTTCTCTGCCGGAAAACAAGTTGGCGGCCTTGAAAGGGTTGGAAAAGCTTAAGGCTGAGATAAAGGAAATTGGCAAGAAGCTGAATCAAGAGCAATCCCTTATCTTTCGCCAGGCAACCAATAAGTCTTATCAGCTTGGTATCTCTGGTGGCATTAAGGAGTTCGTTCAATCAGCTCTGCCATTCTATAAAGACCTGAAGCCGGACGGTATTGATAAACTGGCCAGCAAGGTTTTTTCTGTCATTGACACCAATGGCTTAGATTTCATGCTGAATTATAATCTTACCTTGGCTGGGGATGTCCAACGGGAATTAACCGACTCCATTCAACGCACCATTCTAAATGGCATAATCACTGGCAAGGGAACAGACGATATTGTCCATGATCTTGGTAAAGTGATGCTGGATAAAGATTCCTTCCGACAAGCAGGGAGCAAGACCTTCAGCAAAGCCCAGTATCGTATGGAGATGATTGTTCGAACCGAGATAATCCGTGCCCATAATATGGGACGGCAGAAATTTCATCAGCAGGTGGGAGTTAAGAAACTGGAATGGCTGGCCATGGGCGATGAGAGGATGTGCCCGGTTTGTAAAAAGCTGAATGGCAAGGTATTTCCGGTGGATAAATTCCCGCCCCAGCCGTCGCACCCGCACTGCAGATGTGTGCAAATTCCGGTAATCAGTAGTGGAATGGAAGATCATTTAGTTCCACTATAGATATCGCCGTTTCACTGCTGCTTGCTGGGGCATTTTCAAAGAACGTGTTTTGCTATAATATATTAGGCCACATCATAGATGTGTGCATTACCCTGAGAATATATATGGTATCCCCTTTCTGGCTATATGGCAGAATGTATGGAAGACTAGAAATGACTAACTCTCTTGTGCCCTTAACTCTGCCAGGACGACCCAGACCTGGTTGTAACGCCAGCATTTGAGAGCTTTCCCAAATTCGTGATGCTACCCTCCTTGCAGCAGTTGGATTGTCTCCAGCAATATACTCCACAGCATCATCTAAATTGAGCAGGGCTTTTCTTGTCCACTTAACTCGCATCTACGCCCCATTTATTAAAGGCAGTTTTAACCTCAGCATCACTTGCAACTTCACCACGATCCACTTCTGCAAGCCCTTCTTCAACTTCTAGTTTGAACCATTCTTCATAGTCTACAAAACGCTCCAGAGCCTGATTAATGACCCATGATCTTGAACGGCTCAGTGATTTTGCGATTCCATCAACGCGGTGAAGAAGGTTGTCGTCCATCCTTACGGTTGTCGCCTTCATGCTATTTCTCCCTGTGAATTTTCTGTATTCCTTAAGAATACAACTGAATACAAGGAAAATCAATGTTCATAATGAGTCTCCTTCATTTTTACTAATCTAAAAAATAATCAATTTTCTTCCGACACATTTCCAACTCCTCCGGTAGGTAACCGCTGAACCCCTATTTCGTTTTGGCGATTTAAGGAAAATTAGAAAACCTAGCGGAGACGATTTATGGAAACCTTCGACCGTTTCACTGCTGCCACCGATCTTGAACGGTTGGCGTTTCTCCTGGAAACAGATGCGGCCCTTGCTATTGATCCCGATGAACTTGGGGCCGATGCAGCCGAACAGAAAGCTCCTGAAGAGCAGCCCCAGGAGAAACGCCCCAAATATATAACTAATTATATCGGTAGCAAACAAAAGCTGGTGGACTGGATCTGGCGCAACACCCCGGAGAAGATATCCTCGGTGCTTGATGCTTTTTCCGGTTCAGCAGTAGTGGCCTATATGTACAAGTCAAAGGGCTTGCGGGTCATTGCCAATGATCGCCTGCGTTACTGCTATCATGCGGCCCGGGCCATTATCGAGAATAGTTCCACCCTGCTTTCTGATGATGAAATTGAATCCTTGGTAGCGGCCAACGGTAAGGCAGGCACCTTTGTCCATGATAATTTCAAGGGCATCTTCTTTGCCAAGGGTGTCCATCAGGTCATTGATACCATCCGGGCAAATTGTGACAAGCTCTCTGGCTACAAGAAAGACATAGCCTTATTTGCTTTGGGGAAAACCTGCATGTCTGGTGGCTTTGGCCATTTCTCTTCATCAACCGAGAACAGTAAACGCAAAGATTCCCCTGATGATTTTAAAGATCGGTTCAGCAAAAACCTGAAACGGATTAATGCCCTGGTCTTTGATAACGGCAAGGAAAATAAGGCTCACAGGGAGGAGGTGGCAGAGCTACTTCCTAAAGTAAAAAGTGATCTAGTCTATTTTGATCCGCCCTATGCCACCGAGTTTTCCACCACCAATTACGAAAAGTCATACCATTTTGTCGAAGGGCTGATGACCTATTGGCAGGGGCTTAAGATCAAGACCAGCACCAAGGTCAAGAATTATGAGACTGACCATAAGACCGTGACCAAGGCTAATGCCGAGGAGTTTTTCCAAACCTTTCTCAGTAGCGCCAAGCATATCCCCCATTGGCTGATCTCCTATCGGGATCATGCCTACCCCAACGAACAGCAGATGAAGAAAATCATTGGTTCCTTGGGACGGGATAGTCGAATGAAATCCAAGGATCACAGTTACTCCATCAGCTCCAAGCGTGGTGATGCCAGTCAAGCTAAGGAACGGCTCTTTGTCTGTCGAAAGTCCGCAGGCAAAAAGGCAGAAAAGACAGAGCAACCAATGGCTGCCGCTGCCAATTTTCACACCACCATCCCGGTGGATATTCAGATTGCCACCCCAGAAGGTATGAGCAGTGAGGCAACAAACAACCAAGGCGGTGATCCACAGTTTACCTTTATCCTCTGCCGTACCGGCACGAACCGCAATGGTGATCATTTTACCGCAGATGAATTAACCTCCCGCCACATGACAGCCATCAACAAGAAGGTGGATCTCCAGCATTCCCAGGAATTCAGCGATATCGTTGGTGGTATTGTGGCGGCGGATTATCTGGAGGATGAGACCGGTGGTCGGGTGGAGTGTGTTGGCGAGCTCTATGTCGGTGACAGTCTCCATTCCCAGCTGGCCTATAAACTTATGAAACGGGGCATCATCTCCCAGGTCTCCATGGAGTGTGATTATGAGGAAGGGGAATGCTCCATCTGTGGCAAACGCTTCAAGAACAAGAATAATTATTGCCCCCACCTGCGCAAATTCAAAGGGCAGGAGCTCAAGGGACAACCAGTATTTGAGATCCTGCATGGCGTGACCTTTACCGGCCTTGGCCTACTTGATCGTAAAGGTGCAGATGAGAATGCCCGCATCCTGCAGGTGGCCTCAATAGCAAAAGGTAAAAAACAACCTCAACCAGAAGGAGAACCGGATATGGATCCAAAGGACAAGAAACAGGATGACGCGGCCAAGGCTGCCAAAAAGAAGCAGGAGGGGCAGGATGATGATACTCCGCCGGGTGATCTTGAAAAAGAAAATCGAGAGCTAAAGGCCCAGGTTTCTAAATTACAGAAACGCATTCAGGAACTGGAGGCCGAACAAAAGGCTGCAGCAAGTCAGGCTCGGGCAAAGAAGCTCATTAACCGTCTTGAAAAGCAGGGCGTGAGTTTCGCCAGCGATGATGAACGAGAAGCAGAAATGAAAAGACTTGTCGGTTTGTCTGATGATGCCTTTTCTGCCACAGAGGCCGCCTACGAACGGTTGGCAAAATCTCAGGCGACTGATGATGATAAGTCATCGGATAAGGACAAAGAGGATGGCAAGCAGTCTGCCCAGGCCTCAGGCAAGCATGATATGCAGGCCAATGCTGATCTGCGCCCCCATGATGTGGATGACCAGAAACAAAGCTTGGAAGAGAAACTCACCACTGGCTTTATGGCTGCCTATGAGTCTCGTACTGCAGATCAATAAATAAATTTTAGGAGAAAAATAATGGCACTTATCAATTCATGTCACCACGGCCTGGCTTACGGTGACGGTTACATGCAAGGCGACGGGCAGATGGGACAGATTGTCCGTTTGGTGGGCAACGACCTCTTCACCGTTAATGACGATCCTGAAACTCCATCCTTTGGCTTTCTCATTAAGGATTACAAGGGGGGCGAGATGCCGGGTATCTATTGCGATGGCGGGGTTTATGAAACTGACACCCATGAGGGTTCGATCAATCCTGGCGATGAACTCATGGTTTCCTCCAACGGTTACTTGACTAATGGGGTGGGGAATAGCGATCAGGTGATTGCTACCGCTATCTCGGTATCTGGCGGCGTACTGAAATTTAAAATGCATATTTAAGGAGTATATTCATGAAGACAAAACAGATGAACATCCATAGCCAGGAGTATATGGCGACCATGGCTAAGCTGATGAGCGAAGCCTTGGAGTCGCCTGATGGTATGCGAGCTTTGGCCTCAGCTATTGCCGCTCCAATTTCCATGGAGATTAAACGCAAGGAGATATCATCCCTGATGCTAACCCGTCATACCCTGCCAAAGGGTGAACGGCCACTGTACCAGAAAAAGCCACAGGTCAAGGCGCACTGGATCAGCAAGGATGGAGAGGCTCAGGAACAAGAGGTGGGCAAAGACGAGGTGGAGTTCCCCACTAATCGTATCCACGCTAATCCTATGGTGGATATTTCGGTGCTCAAGAACGGCAATATCGGCAGCCTTATGGATATCCAGACCTCGGCCGCTGATGCAATCCGAAAAGAGATGGATCACCGGACCATTACGGTACTCTCTTCTGCTGTCCCTGTAGAAAATACGGTGGAGGTGGCTGGTAATACCTTACCGGAAGAAGCTCTTAATGAGGCTATCTCCATTATCGAGGATATGGAGCTATCGGTGAAGTACATCGTTATGCGTGGTCGCCGTTTCAACGATATGCGCGGTTGGGATCTTGACCCTCAGACCAGAGCAGAGCTACGCCAGAAAGGGGTCATCAAGAATTATGGTACTGGTGGTATTCTGCTAACGGCTGCCATGGATCTTAACGAGATTCTTATTATTCCGGATCAAGAGGTAGGCAAGATGCCAATTCGTGAGAAGCTCAAGGCTGAGGGCATTGATAAGAAGACCCGCTTTAAGACAGGCTGGTTGATCTGGTCTGAGATTGGGCAGGGTATAACCCGTCCTGATGTTATGGCCAAAATTCGTTTAACTGGCTGATTATAAGGAGAAGAAAGATATGACAATGATTAAAAATATTCGCCCCAGCATTCTGATTATCCCGGATGCTGGCTTACAACTTACCCCAGGTCAATCTGTAGATATTGATGAGCCAACTGTGCAGGTCAAGAGACTGTTGGCCTTGGGTCACTTGACCTTTGTAAAACAGGCTGATGCCGAGCAGGATTCAAGCAAGAATGAACCAGTTAATATCAGTAAACTCGCGGCCCCAGATGCTATCTCCAGAGTGAATGAGGAGGCTGATCCAGAGGCCATCAAAGGCTATATGGAAACAGAAAGTCGCAAGACCGTTCTTGATGCTATGAAAGACCGCATGAAGGAGCTGGACAGTGGCAAGAAGGCGTAGGTTACTGAGCGATGCCATTGCGGATCTTCGGCTTGATTTGTCTGACCCGGAGGCGACCCTCTTTGACGATGCCACCCTTTTACGGTGCATAAAGAAAGCAGTGTTCCGGGCTGGGCAAGATCTTGATATGGACCTGCGTATTTGGCGGGATCGGATTGTTCCATCCTTGGAGGATAATATCTATGAACTGGTTCTCATTCTGTCTCAGATCCATGGCTGTCAGGTCATGCGCTCAGCCACAGCCAATGCTTTCTCTTTTGCCAGTGGTGACAAGCGGGTGGATAAGACCAAGCAAACGGAACACTGGGCTAAATTGGAGGCTGATTTGCAGAGCAATTATAACAAGCGGTTAACAGATATGCTGCCGGAGGCTCCTGTAAATGAGGAAGCCTATATTATTACCCCTGCAGGTCTTGTCCCGGTTATCTACGAACAGGGAGGTGATGTTTGACTTTGCTCACGGCACAGGAAAAGGCAGAAGCTGTGGCTGAGGTTGGCAGGTTGATTCGTTCCTCAGATCAAACCGCTTGGGTGCAACGGGTTTCTCCTGGAGAAAGGCTTTATGGTACCGAGGATGAATCCTTTGTTGACTTGGCCGAGATCCCTATTGAGATCACGGAAACTCCACCTGAGGATCT